TAAAGCGGTATCTTCTAAACCTGACTCTGGTCGTTCGGAAGCCCTATCACTATTGGTATTTGATGAAGCAGCCTTCATTGATTATATAGATGAGATATGGACGGGTACTCAGTTGACATTGGCAACGGGTGGTGACTGTATTGCATTATCTACTCCTAATGGTGTAGGTAATTGGTTTCATAGAATGTGGGTTGGTGCGGAAAATGGTGAGAATTTATTCAATCCTATTAAACTTCACTGGACGGTTCATCCTGATAGAGAACAAGATTGGAGAGATGAACAAACACAACAATTGGGTGATAAGCAAGCAGCACAAGAGTGTGATTGTGATTTCATTTCATCCGGTGATAACGTAATTGATGGTGACCTTTTGATATGGTATAGTGAAAATAATGTTTGTGACCCAATCGAAAAGACTGGGTTCGATAATAATATATGGTTATGGAAAAAACCTGATTATACTCGTTCATATGTGGTAACTGCCGATGTAAGTAGAGGTGATGGTAATGACTATTCAGCATTCCATATAATCGATATTGAATCAATGGAACAAGTTGCTGAGTATAAAGGTAAGATAGAACCAACCGATTTCGGTAATATGTTAATTAGTATTGCAACCGATTACAACGATGCCTTATTGATTGTAGATAATGCAAACATAGGATGGGCAACAATTCAACAAATATTAGATAGAGATTATAAGAATTTATTTTGGAGTAACAAAGATATTCAGTATGTAGATGTTAATACCCAATGGACTAACAAATATTACAGAGAACAAAAACAAATGGTTCCTGGATTTACTATATCATCTAAAACTCGTCCTATGATTGTATCTAAGATAGATGCATATATGAAAGACAAATCTGTTATAATACACTCTAAGAGAACGATAGATGAGTTATTTACTTTCATTTGGAGTAATGGTAGAGCAGAAGCAGCAAGAGGTTATAATGATGATTTAACAATGGCATTAGGTATAGGGTTATGGGTTAGAGATACTGCGTTACGATTAAGAAATGAAAGAGGTTCAATGGCACAAAGTGCATTAAACGGATTTACAAAAACAGAATATAGTCCAGTTTATACACAAAAAGACTTTAGAGAAGATCCATATAAAATGAATGTAGGTAATGATGATTTCGAAGATTTAAGGTGGCTTATTAAATAATATAATATTTATATATTATACAGAATACAAAATACTATGAAGAAAAGTTTTTTATATGAATTTTTTGGTTTACCTTTAACAAAGAACTCACATACCTTTGAAAATGGAAACAAGATTGAATTGGGTAGAATATATTCAGACCCATACGCAATGGCATTCGGTAAGATAAAAGAAGATGTGGATGAAGATGATATAGATGAGTATGATGTTGATAGTGAGTATGCAGATGAAGTGAGTAACTTTCTTTCGTTCTTAAAAACAAAAATGAAAGAAAAAGAAGCTTACAATGAATCTTTAAACGAAGCTGAATATCAAGGTAAAAGTGTTGAACTAAACAAACCAATGCAAGGGGATGTTAAAAAGTTCAAAGTGTATGTAAAGAATCCTGCCGGCAAGGTTATTAAAGTTAACTTTGGTCAAAAGGGAATGGTGATTAAAAAAAATAATCCAGAGAGAAGAAAATCATTCAGAGCAAGAATGCATTGTGATACTAATCCTGGACCGAGAACCAAAGCAAACTATTGGTCTTGTAAAAAATGGTAATAAAATAATATGGCAGATACTTCATTTTACGGTAGGTTAAGGAAACTTTTTTCAACATCGGTTATCGTAAGAAACCAAGGTGGAAAGTTAAAGGTAATTGATTTTGATGAAACACAGGCAATAGCTACCAATCTTAGAGATAGGTATATGAGATTGCATTCATCGGCAATGAATAATACTTTTGAAAACTATTTAGCGTATCAACAAATAAGACAAGAGTTATTCAGAGATTATGATGCAATGGACCAGGATCCAATCATAACATCGGCATTAGACATTTATGCAGATGAATCAACTAGTAGAAGTGAGTATGGTAGAATCGTTGAAATAAAGACTAACAATGACCATATTAAAGATATTTTAACTAACTTATTTTATGATATTGTTAATGTAGAATTTAACTTATGGCCTTGGGTTAGAAATATGGTTAAGTATGGTGATTTCTTTTTACACTTAGAGATTGCAGAAAACTTAGGTATAGTGGGGGTTCAACCATTATCAGCATATGAAATTACGAGAGTAGAAGGATTTGACCCCAACAATTGGCAGGCTGTAAAGTTTGTTCATACGCCATTAGCAACTAAATCATTATTCGTAGCAGGTCAAAAAACTGAATACGAAAACTATGAAATTGCTCACTTTAGATTATTATCAGATACAAACTTTTTACCTTACGGAAAATCAATATTAGAAGGTGCTAGAAGATTATGGAAACAATTATCATTGATGGAAGATGCAATGATTATCCATAGAATTGTAAGAGCTCCTCAAAAAAGAATATTCAAAATTGATGTAGGTGGTATTGCTCCAAACGAAGTAGACCAATATATTCAAAGAATTATAAATAAATCAAAGAAAACTCCATATGTGAACGCAGATACTGGTGAGTATAACTTAAAGTATAATGTTCAAAACTTAATGGAAGATTTCTATTTACCGGTTAGAGGTAATGATAGTGGCACTGAAATCACAAACTTAGATGGTTTAGAGTACGCACCGATGGAAGATATCGATTACTTAAAGAATAAGATGTTTGCAGCATTAAAAATACCTAAACAACATTTGGGTTATTTAGAAGATGGTAATTCAAAAGCTACATTAGCTGCAATGGATATGAGATTTGCAAAAACAATTGAAAGATTACAAAGAATTGTAGTTGATGGATTGGAAAAGATTGCAATTGCTCACTTATACTCACAAGGTATTGATGATAGTGAATTAACTAATTTTGAATTAGAATTAACTTTACCATCATTAATATACGAACAAGAAAAAGTTAATCTTTGGACAATGAAAATGGAATTGATTCAAAAAATGGACCAATTAAAAGTAATTTCTAAAGAATGGATGTATAAGAATATACTTAATTTCAGTTATGAAGAAGCCGAATTACAAATTGAAGGTTTAAAGAAAGATGCAATGCTTACTTTCAAACTTAATAATTTAGAACAAACTGGTAATGAAAAACCACAAGACCAACAAGGTATGATGGGACAACAACCACCATTAGGTTCAGATGAAGCAGGACAACCAATGGATACCGAAGAACCACCAATAGAAGGTGAGGAACAACCAGAAGAAGAACCAACGCCAAACGGACAACCATTAAATGTTGAAGACCAAATTGCAAAATTAAAATCCCAATTGGGTGGTGAAGATGATGAACAACCACAACAGGAAGCAAAAGCAGTTGGTAGACCAAAGGAATATTCAACTCGTGGTAAAGATAAATCACCATTTGGTAGAGACGTAATTGGAAGTAAAGACTTAAAAAATCAATATAAAAACGAAAGTTTTATAGATATGTTAAAGAAAAACATAACTAAAGGTGGAAAAACGGTGATAAGTGAAGGAAAATCTATGTTAGATGAACAAAATATCATAGAAAACTAATTCTTATTTTAACACCTTATATTTATAAATGGAATAATGTATATAAATGAAACAAATTAAACATTCAAAATTCAGAAACACCGGCTTTTTATTCGAATTGCTAGTGAGACAAGTAACCTCTGATATCCTTAACAATAGAAAGGGTATAGCAGAAGGATTATTAAAAAAATACTTTAATTCAAAGACTGAACTGTCTAATGAGTTGAAATTATATCAGTTCATAGTATCTGAAAGGTATAATAGTGAAAATAGAGCAGAGAGATTTGTAGATGCGGTTGTTGAAAGCAGAGCAAAATTAGATGAAAAGAAAATCTTAAAAGAAAAATATAATTTAATCAAAGAGATTAAAGATAATTATGCAATTGAAGATTTCTTACGTTCTCAAATACCTAACTATAAA